GTACTAAGGATCGCTGGCGTGGTATGTGGATGGGTATCAAAAACGGAAGTATTGATAACTTCAGTGACCATAGCATGGTAAATTATATAGGCAACATTAAAAAGAACATGGAGGGTTAATATGCCGAGAAAGAAGCCAGAAGAACTAAAAACTGCACCTAAGAAGGAAGCTGTAAAAGTAAGTCAGCCAGTTGTAACTAAAGAAGCACATGCAACAACACACGATGTTGCAGTTGTTACTGACGGTGGAACACGTAAAGTAAAACTTGACTTAGAAGTAGATACAAGTGTAAAGGATATGGGGCCAAATCCGTATATGAGGCTTATACACTTAGCTAGAGCAGTTGATGCTTGGAGAATATTTCCACGTTTATTCTTAACTGTTTATATTATATTACTTTACAAAACTGTAATTTGGTATATGGAACTACCAGCACCAAGCATGGAACAATCAGGACTTATATCAGTTGTTGTCGGTGCAGGTGCAGCATGGTTTGGACTTTACACCGGATCTAGTAAATCTAAAAAATAGTACCGATAAGTAATTGTATGGATTACTATGCAATGCTCGGATTAGCAAAAAACGCTACTCCGGAACAAATTAAAAAAGCTTTTAAAAAACAAGCAATGCAGCATCACCCTGATAGAGGGGGTGATGCTGAAAAGTTTAAGCAGATTACCGAAGCTTACGAAACTCTGTCCAGCCCTGCAAAAAGACAAGAGTACGATAATCCCCAACCTAAAAACAATTTTAATTTTAGATCAGACGACTTCGGCGATGTCGGAGATATGTTTAACAACATGTTTAGGCAGCAGCGCCCTAATCGTAACTTTAAAAACAGAGATATTACTGTAAATGCTGATTTAGATTTAAGAGACTGTTATCACGGAAAAAACTTAATTATCGGTTATAGACTTACTAACGGCAAAGAACAAACAGTTACCGTTGAAGTTCCTCCAGGTGCAAAACATGGAGATGTAATAAGATATACTGAATTAGGCGATAACTTAGACCCAAGAATAAGACGTGGCGACCTGCATGTTAAAATAAGAATTAAAAAGAATATAGTTTATACGAGAGAAGATAATCATATCAAAACTAATGTAAAATTAAGTGCATTTGACCTGATACTAGGCACAACTATCGTTACTACTACACCGGAAGGACGTAGTGTTAAAGTAAATATTCCTGCAGGTATGCAACCAAACACAACTCTTAGTGTCCAAGGATACGGTATTCCCGACTTGCATACAGGAAAACGTGGCAACTTATATGTCACAGTAGGATGCAATATTAAAAAAATACACGACGAAAAACTTCTACAAAAAATAAAGGAATTAAAAGATGAAATTGATTTACAGTCCTGATCCCTGGTTAGAAAAAACCGTACAGAAATTTGATTTTGACCAGCATGATGCCAATGAACTATCAAATAACATGGCTGATATCATGAAGTCAAATAACGGTATTGGACTGAGTGCTAACCAAGTAGGAATAGACGGGCAAATTTTTGTAATGAAACCTCACTTGCTAACTGATAATAGTTTATTAACTATAATAAATCCAACTATTGAAAGTGTAACTGTAAATATGAATACCGCAAGGGAAGGTTGCCTAAGCCATCCAAATCTTTGGTTAAACATTAAAAGACCTCGAGGATTGCATGTGAATTATCTTGACATTCACGCAAAAGAATGTACAATAGAATTATACGATATCGATGCAAGATGTTTTTTACATGAGTATGATCATTTACAGGGTATCGAATTCACAGATCGAGTCAGTAAATTGAAGCTACAAATGGCTAAAAAGAAATTGCTGAAGCTTAACAAAAAGGAAAAAGAATGGTAGAACCGTCCAAAGAGCTACAATTAGTATTTGATAAGGCAATCAAAGATGCTCAAAAACTTCAGCATGAATATGTTACACTTGAACATCTTCTATTTGCGATGTTATGTTCGGAATCGTTTTATAAGATTTTAGAAAATTACAAAGCAGAAGTAGAATACCTAAAGAATAATATTGAACATTATTTAAAAAATAATTTAACTGACATTAAAGTTGAAGGAACAAAACATAAGCCTAAGAAAACACAAAGTGTTGAACGAGTAATTAATCGTGCTTTTACACAAGTGTTATTTTCCGGTCGTCAAGAAATACAACTTACAGATCTTTTAATTAGTTTGCTTTCTGAACGTAAGTCACCTTCTGTTTATCATTTAGAAAAATCAGGAATCAAGAAAGAAGCCTTTAGTTCGTTCATTAATGATGAACTAGATATGGAAGACTTTGAAGATGCAGAGATTAGTTCAGAAGCTAAACGTGCATTGAAGCAATTTACTACAGATCTAAACGACCAAGTTAAAAAAGGCAAAGTCGATCCTATTATCGGACGTTCAGAAGAGTTAGAAAGTTTATCTCTTGCATTAGGACGTAGAGCAAAGAATAACGTGCTTATGGTCGGTGATCCAGGCGTTGGTAAAACTGCTATTGCAGAAGGACTTGCATTTAATATCGAGCAGGGCAACGTGCCTAGTTTCTTAAATGAATATAAAGTGTTTAGTTTAGACATTGGTGCTATGCTTGCTGGGTCAAAGTACCGTGGCGATTTTGAAGAACGTTTTAAATTAGTGCTTGCTGCCCTTACTAAACAGGGTAAAACTATTATGTTTGTTGATGAAGCACACATGATGAGCGGCGCTGGTGCAGGAGGCAGTGGCAACTCAAACGATCTAGCTAACATGCTAAAGCCTGCACTTACTAAAGGTGACTTAAAAGTTGTTGCATCTACTACTTGGGAAGAGTATCGTAAATACTTCGAAAAGGATCGTGCATTGATGCGCCGTTTCCAACGTGTTGTAATCGGAGAACCGAGTTCTAAAACAACTAAAGAAATCTTACAAGGTATTAAGAAGTACTACGAAGAATATCATGCAACAGAAATTACCGACGAAGCACTTGATGCAGCAATTAAACTAAGTGTAAAATATCAAAGTGATAAGAAACTGCCTGATAAAGCAATTGATTTGATTGATGTTGCGTGTAGTCGCTTTAAAGTTAATGATCAAACGGAAAATAAAGTTGTTACTGAGTCAAGTATTCAATTCGAACTTAGTAAAATGTTAAACATTCCTGCTGAACAAGTTGCCGAGCGTGAAACAGAAAATCTACAACACTTAGAAGAAAATCTTAAGAAAGTTGTATATGGACAAGATAATGCTATTGAAGGTATTGTTGATAAGATTCTTGTTAGTCAAGCAGGACTTAAACCAGACGATAAGCCAGTTGGTAGTTTTGTGTTTATGGGTCCAACAGGTACAGGTAAAACTGAAACTGCTAAACAACTAGCAAGTAACTTAGGTGTTAAACTTGTTCGTTTTGATATGAGTGAATATATGGAGAAGCACAGTGTTGCAAAACTTATTGGGTCTCCTCCAGGTTATGTCGGTCACGAAGAAACAAGTGGTATATTAATCGAAAAGCTACAAGAATCACCTAACTGTGTATTACTATTAGATGAAATTGAAAAAGCACATCCAGATGTTTCACAAATCTTGTTACAAGTTATGGACAATGGCAAAATTACAAGTTCAAATGGTAAAGAAGCAGACGCACGAAATTGCATTTTGATTCTTACTACTAACTTAGGCGCTAAACAAGCTGAAAAGAATACTATTGGATTTGGTGATACTGTTGAAAACGATTACGAAGATAAAGAACTGAAGAAGTTTTTTGCTCCGGAATTCCGTAACAGACTAGATGGAACTATTACATTTGCAAGTTTGAGTAAAGAAGTAATGATGAAAATTGTTGGCAAGTTCCTTCTTGAACTTAAAAACATGGTCAAAGACAAAAACATCGATATTACTGTTACCGACGAAACACTTGATTATCTAGTTGAAAAAGGGTTCGACAAAAAGATGGGTGCAAGACCATTGCAGCGTGTTATTGACAAAGATATTAAACGTCCATTGTCAAGACAGATATTATTTGGTGACCTAAAAGAAGGTGGCAAAATTAATATTAACTTAAAAGACGGTGATATAGTAATAGAAGTACAATCTAATGAACAAACTGAAACTGTTTGAAACTAAAAAACTTCACTATGGAAAGTATCTATATAAACTTTCGTTACATAATGCTTTTGCTCCGTCTTTTAGGACAGAATTCCAGAAGCATAATAAACTTTCTCTTGCAAGGAAAAAGTTAGACGAAACACAAGAATTGTATGATAAAGGGGAACCCCTTTATCGTACAGTTTTCCGTAGCCAAGTACCGATAGATCCTGAAGAATTTCTTGATGCAAAAAGATTATACGAGCATTTGATGGATAATGACGACTATAAGATACGAGTTGAACGCTACAATGGGCTTTGTTTATATTCCAATGACAAAGACTTTCTTATAGATTTATCAGATAAATTATCTTATAGTGCAAGACAGTTTTGGGAGCCTAATACTGATAATATAGAATACTTGCTTACAGAAGAAAATGTTGTAATTGTTGATAAGGAGCCCGAGTTTCAATACAAAGTTACATTCAATGCTAAAAATGTAAATTCTGGATTCGGTAAATGGTTAGAAGCTAATACAGATAAGAGCAGAGTTGGTAGATATACTTTAGAAAATATATTTAATGGTTATGCTAACAACAGTTATATCTATATTCGAGATAAAAAAGTATTAACTATGATAGAAATTATAGTAGGACATAATATAAGAAAAGTCGAAGAATTAATATACAAGCCTAATATTGATAAATAGTTGTATGAGCACAAGTACAACTATATTATCAAATACTACTCATCCTGGAGACAGCACACAAGAAAGTGTTGCAGGTGAAAAGTTTAAAGGCGACGGATACTACGGGCGTAGTGACGGTTTGCATACCATTCAATATACCTTTTCGGGACTAACTGGTACAATTACTATCCAGGCATCATTAGAAGATGATCCTAGTAGTGCAGATTGGTTTGATGTGCATAGTTACACCGCAGACAATGAAACAGCAAGTAAAATTGCAAACTTTATTGGAAATTATGTCTGGATAAGAGCGAATATTAACTACACAGACGGCACAGTAGATTCGATAGTATTAAACAATTAAGGTATAATGATGGAACATTTCGTAAGAGTAATAATGGAAAAGCAAGAGAATGCACAGCCATTGGACGAAAGCATATTTGCAAAACAAAATATCTATGAAACTGGTCAAGAGACTACAGTTTATGAAATGGCACTTCCACGTTTGTTAGACGAAGATGAAGCTGATGAGTATGCACAGCGTTTAGCAGACTTTATGTTTGAACAAGGCTATGAAGACTTTGATATCGAAATAAGCACAGACGATGACCTAGCAGAAGACGAAATCACATACGAAAACGATGACGAGTTTTTTGAAGACTACGGTGTTATGTGGTTTAATGAAGATGACTTAGTCGATGAAGCTGAGTATCAAGGCCGTAAAGTAAAGCTTGGTAAGCCCATGCAGGGCGATACTAAAAAGTTTAAAGTCTATGTTAAGAATCCCAAAGGTAATGTAGTTAAAGTTAATTTTGGCGATCCGAATTCAAGAATTAAAAAATCAAATCCGGCAAGACGTAGAAGTTTTCGTGCAAGACACAACTGCGATAATCCCGGACCGCGTCATAAGGCAAGATATTGGAGTTGTAGAAAATGGTAGAAAAGAAATCGCCTGCACAAGAAATAAGAGATCTAGGCAATCTTTTAGCTCAGATAAACGGTTTAGATAACGTTGAAACACCTGAGCAACAGCCAGATAATGATACACTTGTATTAGCATCTAACCCATACGGTTCGTCGTATGAAGACTTATTAGCAGCTAAAGAGAAATAACATGCGTATCGATGAATTTTCACAACCAATAGATGACACATTGCCGTTTGATGTAGTAGATGATCTTGCTATTTTCATGCGTAATGACCCAATGTTTTATCGTAAAAACTTTTTTCCTGCTATTATGGATATGAAAGACTGTAATGATAACGGTTCAAAATACAATGCGCCGAAAAAGCTAATGCCTATTATTAATAAAGCAACAGAATCTTATTGCAAAAATTTTAAAATTGATAAACGTCCTGAACAATTACTTTCTGATGAAGAAAAGAAAACACTTTTAAACAAAATATACTCAGAGGAAATGACTAATATACGCAAAGGAGCATACTAATGCGTTTTAACGAGTTTCGAAGAATTACAGAAGCTAAGAAACTCGGTCGAGCCTTTAATCATTTAGAGGATCTAGTATTCTTTCATGGCACTAAAGGTGTTCTTGAAGCATTACAGCATTTAAGAGAATTAGCATCAGACAGCGGAAGTAGTAGTATAAGAATGAAATGGGACGGCAATCCGCAAATATATTGGGGAAGAGAAAGTGCCGGAGGTCCATTAGTATTAGCAGGTCACAATCAGTGGAGCAGAGGTGTAGTTGCAACTACACCAGATGAAGTAGAAGACTTCATAGCAAACAAAAGTGGTAAGCCTGGTACTCCAGAACAAATGAAGCAGCGTAAAGAGTTTGCAAAAGAATTTGCTAGTCTTTATCCGTTATTTGATCGTGCTACGCCAAAAGATTTCGAAGGCTTTGTTTATGCAGACGGACTATTTTTATCAACTCCAGAATTAAAAGACGGAGTATATACATTCTGTCCTAACCCAAAGTCACAGACTTGCTATCATGTTAAAGCAGATAGTGATCTAGGCAAACGTATTAAACAAGCAAAAGTGATGGTTGTAGGCCATGCATTTTTTCCAGAGTTTGGAATGGATGATAGTTCGCAACAACCTAAAAATGAATTTAGTGAGTTTGATAGCAATCCTGATTTAATAGTATTAGGACCAGTATATAACAAAACACCTGTTAAGGTTGATACATCTAAACTAGATAGTTTAGAAAGATTTGCCAAAGCAAATGCAGGTATTGTCGATGAGTTCTTAAAAGAAGTAAAAGGTCTTAGTGATCTAAAGAACATCATTTATACATATGTAAATCAGACAGCAAAAGCAAAACAACTTGACGATTTAAGCGAAACGCATTTCTTTCAATGGTTAAAGAATAGTAAAGTTAGTCAGAATAAACAGAATAAAATTTACGAATTAAATCAAACTGCTAAAGGTGCATTGGATAAAATATTCACACTTGTAAAAGAAATACAATCTGTAAAAGATTCTGTAATTGATCAAGTCGAAGGCGAACAAGGCGACATATGGGACACCAATGGCGAAGGCAGAGTTAGATATGCTGACCAGAATAAGCAGTTTGGTAATGTTAAACTTGTTCCAAGAAAGAGATGGACGCCAGGATGAAACTAAGACAACTTTTTGAAGCAACCGAAACTGTAGGTATTATTTTTGGCAGATTTAACCCACCTCATCAAGGGCATAAAGCAGCATGGGAAGAAGCAGCAAAAAATACTCATTGGTACGTTGGTACAAATAAAAGCACAATTGGTCCTAAAGATCCACTTCCGTTTGATGTAAAGATACAAGCGATGGAAACTATTTGGCCTGAAATAAAAGGACATATTATTCCTGAGCAAACTTGGTGGAGTTTAGCAGCAGCAGTATATAAAAAGCATGGTGAAATTAATTTAAAAATTATTACCGACGAAACAGATGCAAAAGTATTTGTTCCTGGATTGCAAAAATCAAATGGAGTAGAAAGCAAGCACGGTTACTTTAAATTTAAAAGCATTGAATGGCAACAAGCACCTCGTGTATCAAGTGCTACTGAATTAAGAGCAGCAGTTGCAAATGATGATCCTAAAAAATTTGCAAAAGCAGCAGGCGTACCTGCGGATACTAAAGTTGCAGGAGAACCTTTCTTTGACTTAGTAAAATATTACCTCGGACAGCAAACTAAAAAAGAATCAAGCGTAGGTAGAGAATTTGAACATATGGAAGATGTTTCACCTGATGAAGAAAACGAGTTTCATGTTGCTCTAGACAAACTTGTTCATAAGTATTTTGGTCATAGTTCAGACGAAAAGAAAAAGAAAAAATCTAAAGAAGTAGATGAAATTTGGGGCTTTGCAAGACAAAGTAATAAACGTAGCACTTATAAGAAGAAAAAAGAAGAGCCTATTGAACCTAGTGTGCAAGATCGTATTGCAGCAAGACGCAAGGCAGCAGCAAAAGGCGATAAAGACGCTTGGGCTAGTAAAAAAGAAATACCGACCGACGAAGCAGAACTTAATGAAGCAATACCTGTAGCAGTGTTATGGATTATTAAATGGGCTATTAGATATGGAGCCTGGCCAGTACTAAAATGGTTACTAAAAAAACATGGTGGTAAAATCATCGGTGGTGCAGCAGCAGCATACTATATCGATCAAGGCTGGGACTGGGTTAAGGACAAGATAGGTGCTGAATATGCACAGATGCTTATTGATAACAAATTTGAAATCGCCGCAGCCGTTGCACTTATAATAGGTGCAGTTGTTCTTAAAAAGTATATAGAAAAACAAGGCGAAAAACTTGTTAGTGCAAACGAATCGTTAATTGCGAGATCGTAATGGACGAACTAGAACGCATTAAGAAACTTGCAGGTGTAAATGAGTTTCAAGGTTATACTGAATATACTCTTGAAAATATCAGTGATGCCGCTAATGCAAATGCAAAGAAAATGCGTGATAAAAATATTAAGCCCGGTGATAAAGAATGGTTCGAACTTTGGTTTAGTCAGCCTAAAATGATGAATCAAAACATGCCACGTGGATTTAGAGGTCGTAAAAAATGAGACAGTGGTTTTATAAAATTTGGCGCAGTTGGAACCCGTGGTACTTACTTGAAGTAGATCATCGAGGAAAGCCTCGAAGATTCATTGTAAAAGATTTTAAAAAGAAAACACCAAAGCATATCAAAGGTATTAATAGTGACGGTGAATGGTTTGAAATTAAAAGCGAACAACCTATGGATTATTTTATAGAAGAATATAAGGCTGATTTAAAATGAAATTAAATGACTTACTAGAAGATGGTCGTATTGTCAAAGGTGTTAATACTACTGTTGATGTTGGTAAAGATGAAATAAAAATTCAATCAGCTAAATTTGGAAACACTGTTGATAAAGACGGTTTTCCTCCTATACTAAGCAAAAAAGTTAAAGGCAAATCAACTAATGTATTATTTAACTTAGGACTTGCTGAAGGTTATAAATTACAATTAGAACGTGATAAGCAGATGCTTGTCTTAAATATTACTAATACTAAAACAGGACAGCGTACAGAAGTACGTGGCAAACCTGGTTACGAAACAGGCAACTATGATCCCGATGACGACTTACACCAATTGTTAGACACTATCGGAAAAAGTGCAGATATTTCACAGCTAATGAATGGCGAGCCTGTAGGAATTAATCCTAAACATCCAGACGGTACTAAAGCAAAGGCTGCTACTGATAAGGCATATAGCGAAGCACGTTATACAGCATATGAGTGGGCTTGTATAGAAGGCGGTCACGATTTAAATGATCTAAAAGAAAGTAATTCTAAGCCAAGAAAGTCTAGTGATTTATTTGCCCAAATGGAAAACTTTGCTGACGACGAAGAGATTTTAAAGGCTAAAGTTTTAAAGGCTAAAGAACGCACAAAAGAACTTTATGCTGTACAAAAAGCAATAGACGATATTTATGATGATCCTAATTGGAGGGAAAGAAGAGACGAACTTAAAAAGTTAATGCGCAGAGAATCAGAGTTAGAAAAAAGAATGCAGCTTGTTCGTCCTGGTAATACGCATCGATATGATCACGATAGTTTAGGTAGAAAAATTAGCGACCCTAAAAATTATAGGGAAAACTTTGCTGATGGTAAGAAAAAAGGCAAAAGCAGACCTGGCAGAGTAAAGAAGTCAGGTGCGAGTTGCAATGGATCAGTTACAGCACTACGCAAACGTGCTAAGAACGCAAGCGGTGAGAAGGCTAAAATGTATCACTGGTGTGCAAATATGAAGTCAGGTAAGAAAAAGAAATGAAGATTAACGAACTCATGGCTCAACCAAATGACATGGATCATATGATCGAACGTGTGGCTGTGATTGCGGGTATCTGTAACCAGATGGGTAATAAGCCGTTGATGTACCGTCAAGTAA